CCGGAGCGCTCCAGTCGTCCCCGACGCTGATGCCCACACGGTTGTACCGAAGCTCCGGAACCTCCAGAAAACGACGGATGAAGAGGCTCTCCAACTCGCCGGCGCCTTTTTCACTTATAAACCCGCCCACTCCGGTAATACCGGAGGCATATGATGGTCCAAATTGTGCCCCTGCGTTGAAAGTCATTCTACCTTTGAACGTATCGGGTGCCTGCTTGTTGGCAAACTCCCATATTGCCCTTCGTGCAGAATAAGCATTTGTATCGGTCGGGAAAGTATTATCGTATCGGGTGATTAGATATATAGCCGCTCCATTCTCCGCAATGCCTATACGTTGGGAATAGAGCGATGCTTTCACGTCCGATTCAATACTGCCCAGGCGGGAATAAGGAGTATTGTCGCCTATCGTATAGGTTGCGATGTACTCGTTGTATAGTTTTTTTTCATAACCTTGAATCCGGGAAAGACGACCGTCTATACCGAATTGAGGACCCATTAATCGTACAGCCTGTCCTGCTTCGTAGTTTTTTTCGTTGTGTGTACAATACACGGGATTCGTTTCACAGTCATAGACTGTCGTGTCGCTGCTATGTTTGGCAGCATAGGAAGTGCCGACCTCAAGAAGTTCTTGTTCTGCTTCGTCTATGCGTTGCTGGGGGAGTTTGACGCCTGTGAGTACGAAAGTGTCAGGCCCTCGGTCATCATCTTTTCCACGAGGACGCATGTTTTCATTCGGTATAATCTGCTGACTTTCGCCGGACGTTTCGACTTGGGCGATGATTTCAAATTTCTTGTTGAATCCGTCTTCGGGTTTCCAGGTCGCGGGGTCGATATTGTCGCCATTGTCGTCGATAAGGGCGAGTTCGAAATCCCAGCCGATCAAATCGCCGCTCGTAAAATGTGCCCCCAGCGTTTCTCCTTCGATTACGTCTGAAGGTAGAAATGGCGTGTCGTTGCATACCATGACGTATGCCTTGTCGGTCTGCCCTTCAATGATTGTCCGATCGATAGTTTCTACCGAAGTGACGGTTTCCGTGTTCTTCGGGTAGATGTCGTCGAAAAACACTACGACTTCCTTGATTTCGTTTTTTGTAAGTCCGGGACGTGCGTCTATGTATTGCTGCCCATCCGGAAGCCGTAACCGGACTTCGGAAACGTGGTTCGTTACGCCGCCCTGTTCGGATTGTCCGTATTCTTTCGTCAGGTTGCGCGTGGAGCCGAATACATAGAAACGGGTCCCGTATTCGGAATCGTCCCCTTTCTTGGCCGGGATGCTTTTGACGACTTCTCCGCGTTTGAATGTTTCCGGCGTTCCGAAGTTCAGTTTTCCGAAATGCAGGGTTACGATACTGCCGTTCTCCTCGGTCCACCATTCGACATCGAAAGTCTCGGCAATGGATGATAAGGCATCCCAACAGGTATCGCCATTGAACGATACGAGCTTGTTGGTTTCCGGATGTTCGACATTTACACTTCCCATCTGCCAGTTGTTTCCTCCCAGTGCCTTGTTCATGTTGGCGACGATGAGCGCCCCGAAGGATGCCAAGTCTGTCGTGTTGTGGAATACAGCTTCAGGATTATCGCCTCCCAGCCAGAAGCAGATGAAATTTTTCATGTGGTTTTGCTGCGCCTGGAACTGAAGCGTGTATTTGTAGCCGCCGGTTTTGTTGTCGAAATCCGGATAAACCTCCGACATGATTTCGAATTTGCGGCCTTTGTAGGTGATGTATGATCCGAGGGGGAAATCCAGCGGGGTAAGCAAACTAAAGGGGAGTTCGATGTAATAATCCCCCATAAGTGCGTATTTGATAATGGCACTCGTTGTTACGGGCGCATCGTATATCGCTTTACCGGAAGGGTTGTATATTGTCATTTCGTCGATATATGTATCCTGTGCCATCACAGGGTCGATACAAAAGTGTGGGGTTTCGGCACATTATGCAAGTAATTTTAAGAAAAAATACAGAAAAACGCCCCGGTCTTTTGACCGGGGCAAGAGGGGGTTGCTTCCATCCGTATTTTAAGGTTTAAGCCATGAACTTTGCGGCTTAACGATTAGACGAGCGTTGTTATATGCCATCTTCAATGTTAAGCATGTGCGCGCTGTATAGGTATTATTCCCTATTTTATGCGTGGCTAAAGCTAAATCCGGATTGGGTGATCCAGGGGTAAGGCATAAGGGCAACAGAAGTTGTATTTTCCCTTCGTAATACTGGGGGACAGCTATTTTGTAATTTGACCTTGCTTTTTTTTGGGCTTCATTAATCGCGCCAACGAGTCTTCTGCGCATTTCGTCTGAACTCAGCCCTTGCATGTGTGCAGGAAATCTGTCCATGTTGTCCGCAATGATATGGTCGATTTGAGGGACTACCCTGCATTGAGGATTGAAAATCAAATCCTCGGGTTTCTGGAAAAAATCAGCAATGTCCGGAATATTATCGCCGAATTTGCTAATTAGCTGAATATCGCTTTCCCTGACAAATGCCTTGAAAACATAAGGCGATAAACCTTTCTCGGCTACATCTGGCCTATTGTTGCGTTCAGCAAGAGCAAATATGCTTTCCAAATTTGCAGTTACAAGTCCAGTATTGAAACATGCAAAATTGTTATCAGAAGAAAAGGATATTTTATTTTCAGATTTAATTTTGCGGAAAGTATGTTCGATATAACTTTTCAAAATGGAATATTTGGCTTGCGTAGCATCTGAGAAATCCCATGGTTCCGGATCTGCTATATTATTCGCAAGATATTCAATAGATGCGTCATAATTAGGGAACCAACAAAAGTCAAAAAGAGCCGAATGAAATTTTTTCATAAACGTAAGTTTTTTATATTGTCAATAAATAAAAAGACCGCCATGTAATATTATGACGGTCTTATTGTATCCTTTATGTTCGATATTCGTGGTTACGGATAGACCCGTACGTCTATATTTCATTATATGATGCAAATATAATACACGTTTTTTCGAGGTGCAAATTTTTTGCCAACTTTTTAGTTGCACTATGAAAACGTAGCCGAATACACGTTTATTGTCCTAACGTATGGAAATGATAAAGAGCGAAATTCGTAAGATTGGAGAAGAACTGCAATTGATTTGATAAGGATGGGGAGGGGCTAACGCATCATTTTACGATGAATAGCAGAAGCGAGTAAAAGGCTGGGATAGATTCCCGGCCTTTCCTATTCGCGTGCCGCCCGATCTGCGGGGTTGGGTTCTCGGAATTTCACTGCTAATTTACAGGCATTCAATCGATAATTTTCAAATTGAGTGCTGTTGCTATATAAAAGATTATACGTATTGCCTAAATCCGGGACATATAGTGTTACGGTTCCTTTGTGTAATTCTGCAACAAAAGCAGCATAGTTAGATAAAAATGCCTCTTGTGATGTTCCTTTGATCAAAAATGTCAATGTTACGTCACGTTCATTTACAACCGGTGAATCCGGAACAATAATATCTATTCCGTTTTGTGTTGGATCGTCATTTTCGACAAATTCTTTGAGAGATGGAGGTGTAAGGAGGGCTGCATATGCTCCTGAAAGCATGGCAACTCCCATTGTAGATAACGGTTTGTTATTTATAGTTACTTCTGTTGTTGGCATGTTTTATAGGTTATCAAGTTTTCGATTTATTGCAACAAGAGTTTCGCCCATTGCAGGCAATATGCGGGTGTATGTTCGAATATCTGCGACATTACCATTCAATTGAATCATAATATCTCGGATGTCGAAAGTCACATTACGCGTATCCATATTGATCGATCGAAGCAGCTCCATACCATTGACAAGGATGTTCATTTTACCTTGCATGTCAGTAAAGCGACCGTTGAGTTCGTCGCTTGTGTCTTGGGACATTGCCTGAAAACCGCGTGAAGTAGCATTCTGGGTAGATGCCTGATTGTCGGATAGCAGAGAACCTGCCCATCCATATTTATCATCTAAATATTTTTGTAAGTCATCAGCCATTTTATAGGCCTCCTCTTGTTCCTCGGCTGAAAATACCCCATCTAACCAGAACTCTTGCAATTTCTCGCGAATTTTCTTCATGGCTTCGGAAGATTGTATGGCAGATTTAATACTTTCTATTACCATTTGACGCATCATATTCCGAACCACATCTCGTGCGGTTCTTGCCCGATCTTCCCCGTTTGCCCATGCATCGGCGTAAGCTGTTGCGAAATTATCAATTGCAGATTTTAGATCTTCGCCAAAAATTGCATCTAAGGCCTTTTCCTTATTTTCTTCTATTTGTTTATTTATCTCATCAATTTGATTTTCCCATTCTTTGATTCGTTCTTCATCCGTGTCTTTTTTACTACGCTCTTCTGCTATTTGATTTTGTATCAATATTTTTTGCTGTTCGAGTAATTCATTTTGTTGTTCGATAAGTTCAGAAGCATCTGTAGAGTATGCCTCTTCAACGGCCTCCCCGAGTTCATCATATGATTTTTCGAGAGCATCAATTTGATCTTGTAAGCGCTGAATGTTACGTTCTTTTCGTCGATCTCCGCTGAAAAGGTTTATCAGGCTGGTGATAGCCGACACAGTTCCTTGAATGCCTTGAACAATATTTCCAGATGCGAATCCACTCACAGCTTGTGCTGCTCCGCCTACAGCACCTGCAATGTTGTTAATGGAGGCCGTCGTGTCTTCATCTGCTCCCAATGCTGACGCAATAGAAGACACACCGCTTATCGATGCAGCAACGATGTCAATTGCCTCCGCTACTGCTTGCCAGGCATCTTCACGTAGCTTTACAGCTCGAAGATCATCCCCATCTGCAAGTGCCTTTTTATAAGCCTTGAAGTTTGCCGAAATACTTGCGAATGGATTCTTCCGAGTGGCTATATCTGCTGCTTGGTCAAGTTGATCGGTTACTGTTTTCAGATTGATAGGGTCGAGGTCGGCATCTTGGAGCAGTCTGTTTATGTTGTCAATAATACGCAATATCTCACGGCTCGACAAGGCGTCGAGGTTTTGGAACAGATTAATCCAGTCATCGGTTTTCATCAGTTCGTCCACCTTGATTTGTCCGATTTCCTCTGTTTCATGTTTGTCGATTTGAGGAATAAGGTCGGAGCGGCCGTTCTTTGTTGCTGTTTCCCTGTCTTTGGCGTGTTTCTCGCGTATCTTGGCAATCTTATCCTCCATCGTACCGTATTTCTCGACAATGGTATTTAGGCTGGCCGCAATTTCCGCTTGGTCGATCTTGATACCCAAATCGGTCGCTTGCTCTTTGGTGATATTTCCAGCCTTCAGAGCATCTTCTACCCACTTGCGGAACTCCTCGTATTTGTCTTTTATGCCTTTGATGCGGCGATCTTCTTCCGAGAGCGTGTCATCGGTGATCTGCTTGTATATCTTGTCAAGCTCTTGGGCGTATTTCAGTTCTATGGCAGCTCGGTCATCGGCATTTTTTTGCTGAATATTCGATTGCCTTTCCTGAAAATCTTTTGTTTGATCTGCAGTTATGATTCCACCCTGCGCGGCTTTAAGTTTCGATTTATCCTGCTCGAGTTTGTTCATTTCCTCTTTTGTGCGCAAGTCTATTTCGGCCAGCTCTTTCTGCTTGCCATCTTTCAAAATATCGATGCGCGATTGCTGAAGGGCTTTATCATTGGCGAGAATAAGATCGGATAGCTTTTTCTGGGCTTTGGCGGCATCCGTCACCGTTTTGCCCGAAACGCTGTATTGTTTAATTTTCGAATCGTATTCGGCGATTTTGGCGATCAGCTCATTCCATTTCGCTGTCCCTTTCAATGAAACGTCCATCGCTTCGAGAGCTGCTTCCGCCTCCTTCTTCTGTCCTTCCCAATAGGATTTGTTGCGATTGGTTTCTTTTCTGTCTGACCGTAGGGATGATATTTCATTTTGTTTGGTTGCGATTTGAGATAGATTCGACTGTTTAAGCGACTGATAATAATCTTCGCTCTCACCATACAGAGGAAGCAAATACGGGGCTTCTTTTTGCTTATTGCGTGCATTCTCAATTAAACGGTCGATTTCTGCGTTTTGGGCTTTCAGCTCGTCGATATTGCCCTGCAATGTGGCAATCTTGACCTCCGCAGGGGCAGCGTCCCACTCGGCGGCTTTTTGTGTTTCTTTTAGTTCATAGAGCTGTTTGCGGTACTCGTCCAACTCAGCCTCTGCATTTTTATAAGAAAGACTAAGTCCGGCCATTGCTGTCCTATCACCGAATTTCATAGCATCTGCTATCGCTTGATCTAACCTTTTGACCTTTTCGAGGGCGGCATCATACTGCTCTTGCAGATTGTTCTCCTTGCGTGTGTCGTTGATGTCGTTGAGCTCCTTTGTAAGATCGATAAGCGACAGGAGCTTGATTTCCTCCTCGCTGTACCGCTGCAACAGTTCGGGGTAGAGACGTATCAGCTCCTCGTAGGCTTTGCGCTTGGTGTAGGCCGTGCTGACCTCGTCCTGCATGGTCGCATGCAGCTGCTCGGCCTTATTCTTCTGTTCATCGAGCTTCTGATTGTAGGCGTCGATGGCGGCGTTTACCTTTTCGTAGGCTATCTCCTCTGCGGATTTCGCCGTGATAATCTTGTAGAGTGTGACGGCAAACGCGGAGGCGGCCGCAGCGATCAACACATAGGGATTCTTCATCAAAGCCGCATTCAGTGCCTGCGTCTTCTTGGTCAGCGTTCCCATTACGGTTTGGAGGGTGGAGAGACCGAAAGCGTGGGCGAGCGTTACCGTCCTGTGTACCCTTTCCGTTGCCGTCAGGACAACCAGAGCCGCCTTATATGTACCATAGGCGACGACAAGCTGGGCGACAATGTCCAGCACCTGATTATAGTTCTCGACGAGTGAAATCGTGCCTTTGAGTGCACCTGCAATGATGCCTTCTTGCGACTTGCCGAGGTCGTTGAACATCATGTCGAGAGCATCGCCGAGATTGGAGATGAGGCCCGTAATGGTTTTGGATTGCTCCTGCATGAGGTTGTGGAACTTCCCGCCCTCGTTCGTCATGCTTTCAATAGCCTTCTGCACCTCTGGAAAGCCTATTTTGCCTTCCGTGACCATCTGTGAGATTTCCGCGCGGGTCTTGCCGAGTTGCGTTGCCAACTCTCCCGCGAGGTCGATGCCTCGGCTTTGGAACTGCATTACGTCACGCGTGTATAAACGCCCCTGTACGGCCGTCGTGCCGTACAACCACGTGAGGTCTTGCAGGTTCAGTCCCAGACCGGCCGCAACATTACCGAGCCGAGTCAGTGTGTTGGTAATATCCTCTGCTGCGAATCCATATGCGAGAAGCTGGCGGGCGCCGCTGGCCACGCCTTGCAGGTCAAACGGCGTTTTGGCGGCCAGTTCGACCATTTGTGACATCAATGCATCAGCCTTTTCTTTACTTTGGAGCAGAGTTGCGAAGGCCACTTCGAGCTGTTGAAACTCGCCACGAGTTTGCGCGATTTGTTTCACCAGCCCCGCAAGCGACACTCCGACGCCGATTTGTCCGAGGGTGGTAGCCAGGCGACGCATTGCAATATCCATACGGTCGGCGTCCGTCACGACACTGGACGTTACGGTTTTGGCCGTTTTCTGAAGTTCACGGAACTTGCGAATTGCTTCATCGTTATCTATGACTACGGTAAGGTTTATACTCATAATACGATGACGGTTTTATCTTTATTGATTTCTACCTTTGATCCGCTGATGTTCACGACTTTTATTACGGCATAATTCGAAGCGTTGATTGTGGCCGAGGCTCCATGCATAAGAATGACAGTGTGGACGAAATCTACTCCCGAGGCTTCTATTTCAGCCGACGTATTGCCGACTAAGCAAATGTATTTTCGCTTGTCGAGCCTTATGCATCCGCAATCCACATACATGTTGCAATCACTCACTTCGTTTTTGTGAGCTTGAAATATTCCCAGCGGAGGGAAATTGTTTTTATGGCAAAATTCAAGTCCTTGTGGCGTAAAAAACAGAGAGGTCAGGGAGTGAAAATTTTTCACTTTGTCCAGTCGTTCGCAGGCGCCGAGTGCGGACGCGGATTTTAGGATGTTGTCAAGCATATAAATTATTTCGTTTGTTATCGTTTGCCTCCTGCCATCAGAAGAAGTGTGTTCATTGCATTAGGATCGTTCATGTCAATTATATCGGGAACTTTTGATTGTTCATTGTTGGGAATATTAGTTGTTGATTTACTTTTACAATCCGTTTTTAGAGCGTCGGAAATCATAAGCTGTACGTTAGCCCATGAAATCCCCCAAAGAATATATTCAAGAGTCCAATGATAGCGGTTTATAAGATTATCTATTTGTCCCCAGATACTGCGCCCTCCGTAGTGGCTATCCGCTCCGCTGTTGTCGTTGGGGAAATCATTACCCGCAGCGTTCTTACCAAGCGAATAGCGTTCATAAAATCCGCGTAGTAGGATTGAAATACGATGGTGGACAAAATGTTTGTAAGAGCTGTTGTATCCATTGTAGGGGACCAGTATATAAGTTTTGTCCGCTCTTTTAGCATATCTTCGATTTCTTGTTGCGTCCGAAGTGTGGCGATAGCGATTATTTCGGCCACCTCTTTTGATTTTTCGGAGCATATGGTCCACATACGTTTAACAGCACCCTCCATCTGTTCGTCGTCGAAAATCAGATCAAGGTCTATTAGTCGGCGACTTATCATCGCGAGTCGTCCGAGTTGGAGGGGGTATAGGTAAAGGGTTATTTGTTCTTTGTCATTGCCTTCAATCTCGAACGATTCAATTTTTTCAGTCAGTGTGTCAAGTGCACGTTGTTCTGTAAGGCGGCCGACTTCTTCTTTTTTCATATTATAAACTATTGTTTTTGCTCCCGCCCCGTCCTCGAGACGTGATGCAAGTCGTCAGCTTTCCAGCGGGATAGAGAATTTACAAAACGCTCTTGGTATATTCCGGAGTTGTAATCGGCCACCAGGAATAACCACCTTGTTCCGGAGCTAAAACTTTCGCAGATACTTGAATTTGGAGCGGGTCGGTTTTATTGATTCCACCACCCAATGTCGCTACATATTTTAACCTTGCAAAAGCGATGGAGCCTCCACTTTTGGAATCGAATACGAATGCTTTTACTCCTTCGTAAATCTCGCCTTTTGCAGGTTCTGTAGTTCCGAAGTAAAATTCCATCGTGTCGTCGTCAAAATCTACGACATTCCAAGTAACTTCTTTTGTGCCTGTCGTTTCGTCGATTGCAGAGTAAAATGGGTCTGCTTCTCCTTCCCGATAAAAATCATTACTGGAAGGTATCGCGAAATTGGTGGAAACACCACCATTATAAGGCTGACTGATTTTGGTGAAAGCCTTCATTAAGTCGGCAGCCTCAGCGTCTTTTACTCCTTTCGGGAGAGGATTACCTGCATGAACGGCTTTCAGTCCGATTATTTGTCCCATGTTTAATATTTTTTAAGTTTTACTTTGAGGTTTGAAAATGTGTAGGAGATCCCCTCCTCACTAATAAGAGTTTCATCGCTCACATCAAAGAACCAGCGTTCGTTGATAGGGTAGTATCCTAGTGAATCGAAAGCGAGACGAGTTAGTTCGTTCAGACGGTTGCGATCGGGGTAGCGTTGCTCTTCACGACCGATTGTCGGTGTTGTGTCCGGTACATAAATGTTTACATTTACGGTTGCCACCTGCGAATCTCCGACGACATTTGACAATGAGCCTACGACGATAAATTCTCCCGAAGGATTATTCGGGTAGTGGTCCGCATACATCATCGGCACGGTCTTCCCTAACAGCGAATCCCGGATGCGATCCCAGACGAGTTTGAATATTTCCGTAGAGGTCAGGTTCATCGCTTTTTCGATTTTAAGAATCGAGCGAACTCCGCTTTGAGTTTTTCAGCAGTAGATTCCACCCAGTTTCCCGACCCTTCGAGAACGTCGAAACCTTTAGCCTCGACATATTTCGCGTATTCCATACCGGCTACCCATACGAGATATGTTTTGTTAGCGGGAAGTTCACGGGCGACAGACCGGGCATGTTCAAGCCCTTTGGCATGAGCTTCATCGGCACCTTTGTTCCCTTTAGGATTGCCGTCCGGTCTGACACGGCGGTTATACTTGAAAGATTCAGCAATGATTCTTCCGTATTGTACCACAACATACCCGATGGAGTTGCGTAGGTTACCCGTGTGATCGGTATAACTACCGTGTTCGCGGGCGTACTTCACCACTCTTTCCCCCAACGCCGACAACCATTCTACAGCTTTTCGGTCGTACTCTTCTTTTGCTCGCGCAAATTCAAGTTCCACCTCACGCCAGTTGGTACACTTTACAGCCATAATCTCGTGTTTTCGTAACGTTGTCCGCTTTTGTAGAATCCCTGTACCGGATACGACGCCGTGTCCTTGTCTTTCGGTTTGGCCTCAGTGCGGAGCGAACGGTCGAAGATGTTGAATCCTCGGCTGTCGAATATGCGTACTTTCGTCCCGATAGGAATTGGCTGTGTATCTGCAGGCATCGTAACCTCGAAAGAGTAGAGGAAGGCATCCCCGTTTTGCCCTTTGATTTGCTGTGCTCGTCCATTCTGACGGGCATTGCATCGTCCGATGACACGCCATTCATGCGCACCTTCGATCCACGAACCATCAGGATTTTGCGAGGCGTCCTCCTCGTACCACATTTCGAGCGTATAGGGGAATCTTACCATTGGTCGGAAATGTCGGTAATTTTCGATCGAGTATCGAACTCTTCGGCAATATCGTCCAGCCCGTTTTCCTTTGCGATATGGAAAATGCGCTTTTCCAGTTTGTCCGTGTACGACAATGAATAGCCCCCGTTGCTCTCACTCGCAAGAACAATGAGATTTCGCAGAATGGCGATTGTGGCTTTTGCCACGCTAATTTTATCGGTTACCGTATAGTCTGCTTGAGTGTCTATTCCCTCGTCAATGCAGGCCTTTTCTTTGAGGAAAGGATCCACATCGTAAGGATACAGACTTGCCGATATTGCCTCGAAATTCTTCATACAACTACGATTCTACGGTCAGCGAATAGATGCCGTTGATTTCGGTGATAACCGGAAGTGACAGCGACTGTGCTTTCGTGAACTCTACGCCGTTAGAGTTGTCGGTTTCGCCCTTGCCCCACTGTGAAATGCGGATGCGTCCGTAGTTAGAGTAGGTGACACCCGGCTCTTGCCGCAGCTCGTTGTCGGCATAGGCGTTCTTGATGACGCCCAGTTTGCCCGCAGGTACGAACACGAGGTTCTTGTCGTTCCACGGCGAATACTCCGTAAGTTTACCGTTATCCTGAATACGGGTCATGCGGCGGATGACTTCGAATGTCGGGAATCCGTTCGAACGCATAAACTCGTTCAGGTTCGCCAGCAACAGCGGTGTGGACGACTTGTCACTACCGAATACCGCCAACTTCATCTTCTTGTTGCGGAGGATATACGACAGGCGTTTCTGCGAGAGCAGAATGCGGTCGAACGTAACTTTGTCCTGTGCAGCATCGAGGATGGCTTGAATATCCTCCAGCGTATCGACCGTATCTTTATTGCCATCCGTCCATAACGTTTTCGCGGTGGCAATGTTCTCGCTCGGCATTTTGTAGTCGATCGTACCGCGCACACCACCCTCTGGGTTATTGGACGCGTCAAACGTGAATACGCCTTTGTTCGACAATGCTCCGAGGAAGATGATGTCCAGTTTCGATTGCACGGAGTTCACGACCTTCGTAACATTGTTCCACATCAGATTGATGAGCTGCTGTGTCTTGGCCGAATCGGACAGCATCCGCGAATCGAGAATCTGCAACACCTTACGATACTCTTCGATAGGCATCGAATAAGACATCTGGTGGGTTAATACCTTCTGCTTGATCGTTTCCAGTCCCTCGGTTCCCATGATAGGCTCCTTACCTTTGGAGTCGAGCGTTGCAGCGGCGACGCTCAAATTGTACGAGCCGATCAACTCCTCGAAGTTCAGTCCGACGGTGGGGGTGTCCCAGTCGAGGAATCGCTCGTAAATATTTTGGTCGAATAGCCGCTTACGCAGTTCAGAGGCGGCATCGATGCGAATCTGCACCTGTTTAGTCAGTTCGCCGAAAATGGATGAATAAAATACTTCGTTCATTGTTTACCTCCTCTTTTACTGTCGTACATACTTGATTTCGGGGTTGTTCTTCAGGCTGTAACCCTGAAGCCATGCAGCAGGGACGGGATAGGCTACATCCTTGAGGATGATACCTGCATATCCGGCCGATACGGTCTGGAATCCGTTATTGGCGGAATAGACCATGTCGGTTTCGACAACTGCATCAGGCAGATTGTCGTCCGAGAGGACATCTACGCCTTCAGTCGCACCCGTTACGGCCGCTGCGAACGTGATCACATCGTAATCTGCATTTTTGGTATCAATGCTTTTTACGGTCGAATTTGACTCGCCGACCTTAACCGCATCTCCTACTTGGAGCATGGAACCCTTCTTGACATGTGGAGCAGTGGTTGTGCCGCCCGACAGAACACGTGCACTCTTGCATATGGAACATTCCATGTTGTCGAAGTCGAGCTTGATCGGCGTACCTTTGGGAATCTTTGTCCCTTCGGGATAGGTTCCCTTCAGTTTGAAGTCCCCCGGCAATACGGCGAACTCACCGCGCCAGAATATGGGGAAACCGCCCTTTACTTTTGTTTTTTCAAATACGATTGCCATGATTTTACGTTTTGGTTACTCTTTGTCCGGAAGTGTTTCAGCCCACGCCTTTGCGAGTTCTTTGCCCTGCGCTTCGGGCGTGGACATCGGGAATCCCGAACCTTTCCCTTCCAGCCCTGCGGTAACCAGATTTTTCTGCACGTTTGCGAGGTAGTCGCCGATCGTTTTTTCATCTGCATCGTCGGCGATGACGAATCCCTCTTTCATGCGCCACTCCGGAATACCGAGTTCTTTTGCCTTTGCGGAGATGAGATTGGCCCGGTCGTTCTTGGCCTTTTCAGCTTTCAGAGTATCGCTCTCCGCTTTGATGGCGTTGTAATGCTCCTCCTGTTGCTTCTTGTAGGCTTTGAACCACGCAGGTTCCTCATCGTCGGGTTCGTTTTTTTTGCCCTGCCCGCCCCCATTTGCAGGAGATGCCTCACTCTTTGCCTTGAGTTCGTCATACAGTCCTTTCAGTGCGTTGTACTCGGTGCGTGCACGATCAGCGTCAGACTGGAAAACTTTAAGGAAAGGTTCGACCCCGCTGACTGCGGTTTCAATTTGCGATTCATCGGTGACGGATTTTTCCAAAATGGAGGCTACTCCGTCGAGAGCCTTCGCTCCGAACCCCAAATTAGAATACTTGGTTTTCAGCGCTACGAGAATTTTCTCTTTCATGTTTTTTCGTTCTATATGGTTTCGAATAAATCATCATATTCGCACAAAAAAGGTCTGTCAGCCGACGCCAACAGACCCACTAACAATTACATGAAGGTTATATCGTTCTGCAACTGGTGGGCTGCGACTTCACAGCCTCTGCGACAAAAGTCAGTATGTTCGGCACATTATGCAAATTATTTTAAGGAAAAATTCGTTAAAAAAAGAGGAGAGCAATTCTCACTGTCGGAAAATAGCTTTATTGAAATGATTCATTCCAAAAAGTGCGAAAAATAGTGCAAGAAGGAGAGGTATCCCGCAATGGGAAATTAGATTGGGTTTGTGTCTAAATTGTGTGCCCGACTAAAAACAAACCAGTCACCTACAGGGCTGTAAGTGACTGGTTTTCTGTGTGGTGCCACCGGGAATCGAACCAGGGACACAAGGATTTTCAGTCCTTTGCTCTACCAACTGAGCTATGGCACCATCATCGACTGAAACTCGTGTGGGTTTCGAATCGTGGTGCAAAGATAGATATTATTTCCTGAAAACCAAAAAAACGACCGAATATTTTCCATCTCAGACTTTCATTTCAGGAACGGCAGGCCGGAATATCGGAAAATTTTTTCGGCCAGGATACCGGAAATTCAGGATTTTGGTTATTTTTGTAAAAACTGTAAAGATTATGAAAACAAGCAGTTTGATGATGTGTGCGCTGGTTGCATTGACAGCCTGCGGTACCGGAGTGAAGCAGAGTGTCCGTACGCCCGTCGAAATGGGCGAGCGGATCGAATTGAAGACGCCGGATCCCAAGATGGGACTGACTATCAACGAAGCGCTTGCGGCGCGCAGCTCGTCGCGCGACTTTTCTCCGGAGATGCTCTCTCTGGAGGAACTTTCGGGTGTACTGTGGGCTGCTGCCGGGGTAAACCGGGAGGATGGGCATCTTACCGCGCCTTCGGCTATGGCGCTCTATCCCATTCGGGTCTATGCTTTCCTGCCTGAAGGTGTGTATCGTTACGATTCGAAAGCGAATGTATTGAATCGGGTCATCGAAGGAGATCGTCGGGAGCTTACCGCGATGCAGGATTTCGCTTACACTGCGCCGCTCAATTTGGTGTATGTGGCCGATTACAGCGTTTATGCGGACCGGAATCAGCCGGTGGACCGCATCCGTTTCTGGTGCGCGGCCGATGCGGGCGGATATACGGAGAACGTGAACCTTTATGCCGCCGGAAACGGTCTGAAGGCCATTACACGGGGCAGCTTCAAGGAAGAGGCGCTGTTGGAGTTGCTGGGGCTCGATCCCGCACAATACGGTGTGATTCTCGCCCAGACGGTTGGCCGGTAGTATTTTCGGAAAGAGTATCGACGAGGAGTTCCCGGAAACGGGTGGCTCCTCGCTGCGTTTTGTCAGGAGCGGGCAGACTGCAGGTCCGGTACCGGGTGGATTTTTCGGACGAACCGTGCTATCGTCGCTTTTTCCTGACAAATGAAAGGGGAATTTCACTATCTTTGACTTCGTTTTGGATACTCCGCCTCGGCAAAACGCAATAAAAATTTGCTTTTGCATTCGGCTTATTCGTAATCTTTGACTTTGTCTTAGATACTTCGCCTCGGCAAAATGCAATAAAAATTTGCTTTTGCATTCGGCTTATTCGTAATCTTTGACTTCGTCTTAGATACTTCGCCTCGGCAAAATGCAAATAAAATTTGCTTTTGCACTCGGCTTATTCGTATATTTGATACAGTCTGACGCTATTTATTTGACTGTAAATAGATTAACAAGAATTCGCGTGAGGTGTGGGCAACGGATAAGAAATTAGTAAGCCTCTGTGGAACACCATGTTTCTCACGCTTTCAAATAACTCTCTTACTGGGTACAAAGGTAACATTTATTCCGGAAAAAACAGTCTGTTTCAGTCGGAAATCCATCTAAAATCTTATCATTTCATGTTCTGTGGAGTAGAATGCAGCTACTCGTCATAGAGAGACCGTAGTTTCCATAGCCACAGGCAAAGGTAGCCCGTGTTCTTGTCGGACATTGCAAGGTCAAGCCCTTCGGGTTTCGGGGAAAATCATCCTCGCCCGGAGGGCTTGCGGTATTTTCCCTCGAAAACCTTGCATGTCCTGAACACGACCTTTTAAGCCTGCGACTATGGGAACTCCGGCCCCATAAGCCGGACTAACTAAAAAAAATAAGATTATGCAGACCGACAACATTGCAAAAAGAGGAAACACTCCCGACCTGCTTTCCGGCATCTTAAGTGTACAAGTAAGAAACGAGGACAAGATTACGGAACATGACCGTATCTATTGTCAGAGCCAGCAGGATTTGCTCTACGAGACGCTCGACCAGATCGACCGATGGTATGCCCTCTTCAAAGAGGACGCGGAACAGTACAAAGAAAAATTCAAGTTCAAATACGAGGAGAACGGCAAAACCACGTACAAAAACTATCATGCGTATAATCACTACGATGACGAAAGCTATTCCCACAACGAGTTCAAACCGTTCGACATCATCAACGATCTGGTGGATAAGAACTGCAATGCAAATGCAAATTTCGCCAACCGTATCATTTCCTATTTTAACAAGACCTATAACGTGTCCGTACCTGTTCCGAAGATTGACGAGAAGACACTGCACATGGGATTCCGTCCCGTCTATGAAACCTATGTGGATATGGTCATAGAACATCTTGGCGGCAAAAGTTTCCGTGAAACTGCGGAAGAGGAACTGCTCAAACGTTTTTTGCAAACGGTCACGCCTTCCTGTTGGAGCAAGGTCAAGCCCGAACTGAAGAAAGACAAAATCATATTCCCTGACATCGTTCGCTGGGATAATATTCATCTTGAATATCACCAAGAGTACGAGTTTGAATATGGTACAAAACAAAAGGTGGATACCTTCTGCGAGGGCATTGCTTTCGGTACGGATGACGTCTTATGTGGAGGTATCGGAATGATTGTCGGCTTATGTGACAGAAATGTCGATATAACTGGATGGTACGACCTCACGACCACCAATGCCGAGCAGATTAAGTTCTACAAGAACGGTCGTATAGACGTCAAATTCAAGGACAGCATAGCTGCCCGTAACTGTTTCGACCGTCTTCGATTGGGCGAAATCAAACTGAGAAACGAGAACTGACCATGAGAGACCAGCCACAGCCACCCCGTAAGGAAGTCCTTGCGGGGTGTTTTTCGTCTTACCAACAATCATCAAAGATATGTATGCAATCATTCCCCAACAGATACCGCAAGACAAGCGGGCTGAAGTCAACGAGAAGATCCTGTTTGCCATAAACTCCGGCAAGGACCTGATTCCCGCGGAGAGCATCTACAACTGCTATACCGGCGTCGGCGGGCTGCATAACCTCAGGCAATCAGACTTTGCCAGCTATCACGAGTATGCCCGGGCCAAGAAAGAGTTCGAGCTGGGACAGTTCTTCACCCCTCACGAGATATGCCGGGAGATGGTCGATGTATTGTCGCCAACTTCCTCGGAAATGGTTCTTGATATGTGCTGCGGCATGGGCAACTTCTTCAACCACCTGCCCAACCGGCACAACACCTACGGTTTCGATATCGATGGCAAGGCTGTCGCCGTTGCACGGTATCTCTATCCGGACGCACATATCGAGAAGTGCGACATACAGCAATACCGTCCGGAGCAACGTTTCGACATCATCATCGGCAACCCGCCGTTCAACCTGAAGTTCGACTTCCGGCTGTCACAGGAGTATTACATGGATAAGGCCTATGACCTGCTCAATCCGGCGGGCATCCTGATGATTGTCGTCCCGTCTTCGTTCATGCAGAGCGAGTTCTGGGAGAAACGCAGGATAACGGACATCAACGATAAGTTTTCCTTTGTCGGGCAATGCGGGCTCGCACCCCATGCTTTCACATCGGTCGGCGTGGATAACTTCAACACGAAGGTCATGGTATTCCTGCGGCATTCCCGGCATATAGGGATGCAGCCCTACAATGCCGACGAGTTTGTCACGATGGAGGAACTGAAAGAGCGCGTCATGCAAGCCCGTGATATGAAGCATCGTTTGCGTTTTGACCTGATGCGTGAAACCAACCGGATAGACAAGGAAGAGCTGGAGCAGTTCGAGTACAAGCTCTCCAAGTATATGTACGAGTTGAAAGCCCACGCAAGTCTGAACAGGCATATCGACAAGGCGACGGCTCTTGTCACGAAATTCCGTAACCAGAAGCCACCCGAAAATGCCACCAACGAGCAGGTCAAGGAGTGGGAACGCAAGAAGCTGACGACTGCCAAAGTGCTTGCCGTCATCCGCAAGTACATCACAACACAGAATGTCGTGCCCCGGAAGGAAATCGCGCTGGTCAAGACCTCCTACGGTTTCAAACTGAAAGCCTATGCGCCACGTCTGCTGGATAAGGTGGAACACAAGGCGGCCGGCATCAACAGCCTGATACTGGAGCGGACAGCATTGCCGGAACCGGAATTTCTTACCGAAGCCAATATCAGACAACTGCAAGCCGCCCGCAAATTCATCGCACGTAAACAGCGGCAGTATGACATACAGAACCGGGAATTTCCCGATATGCAGCCCGACCACAAACTGGCGGAGTATCTGGACAACGCGACATTCGTCAATAAGGACTACGAAACCTGCCAATTCACCCACCTGCAAAAACATGACCTCAATCTTGTCCTGCAAAAGAGGTACGCCCTTCTTAACTGGCAACAAGGTTCCGGCAAGACCGCCGCCGCGTACCACCGGGCCAAATACCTGCTTAAATTCCGCAAAGTGCGCAATGTAGTCATACTGGCTCCTGCCATCGCCATCAACATGACCTGGGACGCTTTCCTGAAAACCAATAAGGAACGATACCGTGTGATCCGTACCTCCAAAGACCTCGAAGATGTGCCGGAGGGCATCTTCCTGATTGTTTCCACCTCCATGCTCGGCAAACTGAAACGGAGTCTTGCCCGGTTCATAAAGCTCCGCAGCCGTAAGCTGTGCCTTATATTCGACGAGTCGGACGAAATCACCAACCCCAACTCACAACGGACGAAATATGTCCTCTGCCTCTTCCGCAGGCTGAAATACAAGCTGCTCGACACGGGAACCACTACACGCAACAACATATCGGAACTGTACAGCCAATTCGAGTTGCTGTATAACAACTCCGTGAACATGATATGCCGGTGTGACCGCATCTACCGCGAGAACAAGGAGCGTGAAATAGAATCGGAAAGCAATCCTTATTATGGAGAACCATTTCCTGCCTTTCGGGGACATGTGCTGTTCAAGGCCTGCCACTGCCCCGGCAAGGCGTCCGTGTTCGGTATCGAGAAGCAGAACCAGGATGTGTATAACAAGGACGAATTGTTCTCGCTTATTGCCAGGACAATCATCACGCGCAAGTTCAAGGACTTCGCCGGCGAGAAATACAAGGTCAGGATGCACACCGTTACCCCGTCGGACGGCGAACACGAGGTGTACCGTGTCATCATCGAGGAGTTCTGCCGTATCTGCGAACTTTATTATAACAGCACCGGCGACACCCGCAAGGAAGCCGGTCTGCGGCTGATGCGCCAAATCAAGCTGCTGATAAAAGCCTGCTCGGTCCCGCATCTGATAGAGGGTTATTCGGGAGACCCCTATCCGGGCAAGACGAGATACATACATAAACTGGTCAGGAAAATTCCGGGCAAGGTAGCCATCGGCTGCACCTCCATCGCCGCTTTCGACCTCTACCGCCGATACTTTGAGGAACATTTCCCCGAACGGCCGCTATTCATTGTCCGGGGGGACATATCGTTCAGAAAACGGCAGGAAATCGTGAGCCGTTTCGATGCCACGATAAACGGCGTGCTGATATGCACCCAGCAGAGCCTGAGCAGTTCCGTAAACATCCCTTCCTGCAACGATGTCATTCTCGAATCGCTCCAATGGAACATACCGCGTATGGAGCAATACTACTTCCGTTTCATACGGCTGGATTCCCGTGACACGAAGAACGTGCATTTCATCACTTACGAGGATTCCGTGGAACAGAACCTCATGGCACTGGTGCTGACCAAGGAGCGGCTGAACGAGTTCATCAAGAGCGGCGAGGTCAAGGAACAGTCCGAAATATTCGACGAGTTCGACATTACGATGTCCGTTATAGACAGCCTGCTCATACGCACGCAGGACAGCGAGGGCAAGATACATATCAGCTGGGGCAGTCAACGCATAGCAAACTGACCATGAAAACGAATCCGCACATATATCCGGCATCCGTCCTCCCCGAAGGCAATGCCGGATTTTTCGTACCTGACAGCAGGAAGGAAATAACCATGTCAAATCCGCAGAGCCCACTCCCACAGGCAAAGGTAACTCCGTGTTCTTGTCGGCTGTGCAAGGTCGGGCCGCAAGCGGTTTTGCGGAAAATCATCCTCGCTGCGCTCCGGTATTTTCCGCAAAAACCCTGCACCGCCGGAACACGGACCTTTTGAAGCCTGTGGAAGTGAACCCTGCGGATTCATCATCCATAATCATAAAAAATAAGAACCATGAATCTGAATGAAGCAGAAATAGCAGTAACGACAAAACGGCTGGTAACGGTCAATCCGAAGAAAAGCTACCGGATGGAATTGGCCGACTATTGCGACATTGACGAGTTCCACCATGCCTGTGCCACCCGTTTCCCGGAAGAAGCCGAGCCCGAATACCGTTACACGGACTGGGAGAACATTCCGGAATACATGGTCAGCAGCGAATGGCTGTGCCCGAACTTTTTCGAGGTACGTGACGCAATGGAACGGCTGGACGAGTTTCAGCAGGACTGTTTCGAGCAGTGGTGCGGACATTACGGCTACAACCTGGCGACGGAAGATCCGCACCTGCTCGTATCCTACTTTCAGGACAGCCCCCATGCACGGATGGTTGTGCGGGAGGAGGAAGAACCCGATGTGGAGGAGGACAACCTGGTCTATCAGGGTATCTCTTCCTACTATTCATTCGTGACGAGTTACCCGTATGAGGTATTTGATGACAATTACGACTAACACATACAATTATGAATATGAATTTCATAGGACCGATATTCCCGATAGACCCTTGCGCGCCGAGGGCGTTTATCGAAATCATGAACATCATCCTGATGTCGGCCAACATCATGGAGGTAAACAGGCGACTAATAGAGAGAAACGTCCACCCGCATTACAGATCGCTTTCCGGTTATTTCCGGTGGTCGTTCCGCAATGACCGTTTCACGCTGTGGCAGAGGGCGGAGTACAACTCGGATGTCTGTTTCGGACACAAGATAATGGAAATACACTTCGTGGCTCTCGTGTGCGAAGACCGCGTAAAGGCAAATACCATAAGCAATTAACCAGTAATAACTCAAAAACAACCGAATCATGAACACTTCATTTGAAATCATCCGTTCGGCAGGAACGGACCACCTGTGCTACCGGGTGAAGAACGATACATTCGTGGCAGTCCATAACCAGATGCTTTCTTTCACGGAAATGGAAGACGAATTTGAAATCGTTCCGACTGACAAATCCTATCGGGATAAGCTCTACATCTATCAGGGGCAGGCTGTACGGCTGGTTCCGCAAATCTATCGCAACGGCTGGCTCGCCCTCTGTCTGGAACTGGCCGATACGGAAGAGCCTTACACAATTCTGACGGTCAATCTGGAAGAGACGGATGCCATCGGACTGCCCGACAAGGCTTTCATCGACATCAACAACAATCCCGACGCGATGGAGTTTCTGGTTTTGAATAACCTCGCTACCGATACCGGCTACCGGAGAGGCAGCGGCTGGGTGGAGTACCCGATGGTACACGTCAATCTGCCGCTTGTCTTCCAGCATTGTCCGGAATCGTTCAATCGCATCAATATCTACGCGTAATGTTTCCGATAAATAAACCGAATGTCTAATCGTGGGAGTCCGCTGGCGGCTCCCGCATTCATTTTTATGCCTTATGAAAACAGATTTCAGCGAACAAGTAGACAAACTCCGCAAGGAGATTACAGCCGCCATAAAAGCGGTATTGGAGGAATATGGGAAAACGGAAATGGAGTTTCCCGATACGGTGGACGCTGTGTACGTGATATGGTTCGACCATGACGGCGATCCCTATGAGTGCCTGGTGCGCAGGATACAATTCTTCGGGGAGGAACTTCATCTCGTTGTGGAAGACAAACATACCCATGAGTTGTACGAAATTGACGGTCCTTTTGAACTCGGGGCACGTTGTATCAACTGGCTGGACGAGATACTCCGGACAACCGTGCAGCTTTTATCCGATTCCAATACAAAAACTAAATAAAAATAATGATGGAAACAATAATCATTGACAGGATATGCACTTCTTGCGGGTGTGACAAAGAGACGGCTCGGGAATACCTTGATGCCGAAGTAAGAAACCTGCGTGAATTACGCGACGCGAACGATTTGCGGGAAGGTGATTTGGAATCGGCATGCGATAACCTCGGCATCGAACAGGACTTCCTGCCTTTTTTCTGCGAATCACTCATTTTTTAATGGTCATCAATTAAAAATCAACATTATGGGATACTTTCAGAATATAAACAGCCTTGCGGAACTGAAGAAGAGTTACCGCGTACTGGCATTGCAGAACCATCCCGACAAGGGTGGCAGTACGGAAACCATGCAGCAGATCAATCTCGAATTTGAAAGATTGTACGCCAAATGGAAGGATGACACGACCGTATCGGCCGCTGCATCCGGTTATGAAAACGACTATGCCGGCGCATCAGCCAACGAGTACACGGAATACGTCTATAACGAATACCGTTGGAAAGGCAGGAACTACAACGGACAGATGCGCGGGGAAATCGTGGAGATTATCCGCAAATGGCTCAAGGAGACCTATCCGCGGTATAAATTCTCCGTCACACAGAACGGTTACCGTTCCATCAACATCTATCTGGTCAAAGCGGATTTCGAGGCCTTCACGAAAGAGTCCGGTCTTATCTATAAAGATATCAACCATTATCACATTGGAACAGACCGGACCATTACGGAACGGGCACGCGAGGTCATGCTCAACGTCTGTGATTTTACCATGTCGTACAACTACGACAACAGCGACATCATGACCGACTACTTCGATACAAATTTCTATCTGACACTGGGCATCGGACGGTATGACAAGCCCTATCAGACGGAACTGCCGAAGCTGCAAACCAAAGATAAACTGCCTGAGGTTTTCAAGCATCCCGAAGGAGCCGCCCACAAGGCCATACGTCAGGCACTCGGCAAAGCCCGCTTCGACTTTATCCAAAGCCGGGCAAATGCCGGGAAACTGATTCTCGGTGAAGACACCTACGGGTCGAAAGGCGAGCATTACTTCTGGCCCAAGCAGTATTCCAGTGCCAAGACCGCACAAAAGCGGATTGACAAACTCACCGAAGCGGGTATGCGATGCCGGATGACCGGTTATAACGGAGGATGTATCGAATTTCTCGGTTATACCCCCGAAACGGAAGCAAGGCTGGAACAGGAACGTCAGGAATATATTGTAGCACATCGGCAATGGAAGGCAAAACAACAGCCTTTGGCAGTATAACCAATATAAACCGTAAAAAAATAAAGATTATGAAAGTCGGAGATTTGGCAACATTGATACGCCCATACAGGGGCTATCGTAACATCGAACTGGTAGAACGCCTGCAATACACCTGGCTTGTACGCATTTGTGAAAGCGGTCTGGAGATAGAAGTTTATGAAGATGAATTTACTATTGACGAACCATGAACCGAGGCGAACGAACTGAACAATGAGGCTCTGTCGAAAACCGGCAGGGCTTCATTGCTTTTATCAAACATATTAAAACGAATGAAAGCTATGACAACAACAGCCATACAACCTTGGGAGTGCCACGTGCCCAAATCGGTAAGCCTTTATTTCGTGGATTATAATGAGTCACTTGACGAACACGAGGATTTGCAGGAAAAGTGCATCCGGCAGAACAGTATGCTTCCGTTGGATGAAGAATCTTCCGAGTGGTACTCGGAGCAATTCTCGGAAAATCTTCGTACCGAGATGCGTGACATTAAAGAGTCTATGGAGAAAGCCGGACTTGGCACCGATTATGTCGAAAATGAAGATAACATCTGTGACATGCTCTATGAGCGGAATGACACCTATCCGACTGAAGGCCTGATAAAAAACACTTCCACGACCACCATGTTTTATTCGTTAGGATTGGAGATCGAAGGATACCAGTACGGCAAGTGCCATCGCAGTAAATCGGAAGCATACTGGTGCAACAGGATAAGACGGATTATCAGGTTGCGAAAGGGGCCGTATGACGACAGGATTCTTGAAATGCTGATGGCAGCCGCATACGGTGGAGAGCTGAGAATTTATTTCAATGCCATGTTCAACGATCTTGTTTCCAAAGATTCCGGACAGGACTTCAAGACCATCCGTTTTTATGGCAATGTCGTGGTTGCGATAGCGGACAGCCGTATCGGTTCGGGGGATCATACCATGTTACCTATTGACATCACACTCCCGTTCAACAGGGATAATCTCTTTGTGGATTCGCAGGTGCATTATTCCTATGCAGACGAAATCTGCGGTATGGTGCATGACTGGTGTGACTCCACCAAATGGGAAACCGGAATGAAGTCTGTTAAAAAGAAACTTTCCAAAAGCCACATGACGGAACACCAGCAGCAAGAGGCCGAATATGTCAAAACATTCAGGAAAGGAGGTTGTACAGCCGGGGATATAAATATTAGCAGACATAGGGATGTGTATTATATAAACGACTACCCGTGCGGGCACAAATGTCCGCATTGCGGGACATTCTGGGTTGATTAAATTATCTGTTATGGTACAAGAACGAATTGACGACTGGTGGGAATATGCCAAGGACCTGGCAAGAGCCGAGAGGGAATTACAGATTGAACGCTGGGTGTATATCTCCATCGAGTATAAGGATGAAGCCGGCACTTCTGTCCAGCTTCATTTATTTCATTAGAATACTTACAATATGCTTCCATTCTTCTCCAGACAATTTTGAACGTGTTGGTTTTAAGGAATCCCAATCATTTAATGATAGCGAATTAATTATATTACGCAATTTTGTAAATGAGTAATCTGAGATAGAACCTGTAATTATTTGCGATAAAGATAATGATAAAGAACGTGGTATACCCAACATTCTCATAGCTAAAGCTGGATTATTATCTACACCATAATAAACATAAGATGGGATGTATGAATCTTTCATTTCATCCTCATTTCCTTTTACTATACCTTCAAGTGCGCTTAATCCCCACGATGCTTTAAATCGTAGCTGATTCATATATGAAACAAATTGAGTTAAGCGTTTATCCGCATCATTGTCTGTAAAATGGGGATGGATTGAGGATATGGCATTTATTTTATCCCCTTTAACCCAACGTATTATCATTTTTGCAACCAATTCTGGATTAAATGGGGCTGTCGTATCATCAGTTCCCAGTCCCGTTTCTCTTAATTCTGAAATAGCTTTGATCTTCTCTGTTAAGTTTTCAGCATTTCTTCGATTAAACATTACATTCACATTCCATGTGTCTAAGTCTGCAATAGCCGGATTTGTTGCTTTTTGAAGCATAATCTTTAAAACAGATGGAACGGAAAAACCTGTCTTATCTGCATATTTCAAAACCCCAATATTATCTGCATATCGTGCTTGGATTGTTAAATATATCTGCTTACATAAATCTATGAATTTATTCCTTTGCTGTTCATTATCCAGCATAAAATACACCAATGAATCCTTAAAAAGCTCATCAATATCTACAGCAAGCTCGTTGTTGGAAACATTTAAAAGATGTACGAAGTATTGAAATATAGGGCTGAATGCATCGGTATATTCAGCCATTAATATTTCTATTCCCCTTTTTTTTATCAATGTCTCAAGTATATATTCTCTATCAAGAAATAGTTTCGCTAAAACACTTGTTAATTCTTCTGCACCTTTGCTAAGAATAGCTTTGCCTGTTTCTGCATTCGTATGAGTGTTAAATGGTAAGATAATCTTTCCAAAATCATCTACCATAGTCCGTCCAGATCTACCTGCTATATTCCAAAAGTCATTAGCTGATAATAAATTATCTCGACCACGTTGATATGTATCAAAATAAACAGAAGATACGGGAAAATTAACACCTTCAGCAATGGTTGTAGTTGCACATACGTAGTTAATTAATCCTTGACGAATAAGATGTTCTGTTAGTAATTTAGTTTCATCTGATAAGCCTGCATGATGAACAGCAACCCCCTTTCCTAAAAACTTAGAAAAGGATGTTGAGCATCCCAATTCTTCATCAATATATTTTTGGACTAAATGAATTTCATCACTATTAATATTATCGTCAATCCAACTATAGATTTTTTCTGCTACATTGTTAGCCGAACCTTTACCTTTGCAAAGTATAAGTTCCGTTTTTCCTTTCGAGGAAAAATGACGACATGAAAATTCCAATATCCTATCTTTAGGAGTTGTTGATACAAGTTGATATGGATTTTTTATTACTTGCTCATTCTCCTGATATAGATTGAAACTATAAGCAGATGGTAGTAAATTGAATGTAGCTTTGGCTTTAGTTACTTTCAATCCAATAACTATTTTTTCAGAAGGCCTCCAATCTACATTAATAATGTTACCTCCTCCAAGCCAGTCTTTTAATGCCTCTGTATTGCCAGGTAGGAACGGCGATAAAAGCATATATTTTGCATTGGGTCTCTCTCGACGTAACATAGCAATAAGTAATTCCAGTCGTGCACCTCGTTCTCCGTTTTCAATAGTATGAGCCTCATCAATGATAAATAACGAAACGTCTTCAACGGAAGGATGAGAACGGCGAATTAATAAATCTAATTTTTCTGGCGTTGAAACTATAACATCAACATCGTCTGCAATCAAGAAATCGGCCTCAGTCGGGTCTATTTCACTTGCAGAAGATGTGCGTTCAACATTGAAGCCTATCGCGGATAAGTCTTTACGTAGATCAAAATATACCTGATTAACTAATGCTCTGGATGGCACGACGTATACAACCTTAGCGTCTTTTCGTAAAGATTTTGTCAAAACAATATTGAATTCTGCCAACATAGTCTTACCGGCACTTGTTGGCATCTGCACTATTGAAGCATTTGCATAGACATCAAATAAATTTTGCTGCATAGCCTGTCTTTGCGATGGTAAAAGCTCCAATATATTATGAGAACTTTTGAACTCACAAAGTTTTTTAATTTGATCTTGAAAGGCTGTCCCATTCCAAATGGAATTCCGTATTAAAGATTGCAAGTCTTTGTTAATTATAGAGATAAAGTCTCTTAACCGGATGTCCGAAGGTATTAAGTCTAATGCAATGTCAATATGTTGTCTTACAACATTATCAATACGTTTTTTATAATTATATCCGTTAATTAGATATTCAGCTGTTTCTGTTAAAGCTTTTGAGGTATGATATAATCCAACCAATATAAGAGCCTCTTCTTTTTGTGCTTGAACATCGAATTGGTTCAAATATTGATCCTCGAATTTTACTTGTTCCTTTTGTAGATTAGAGATTTCGGATATGGCTCTACGAATATCTTCAAACCCATCACTTTTACGAATTAAGAAAAAAAGTGCTTTAAAAATACCAGCCAAAACACGTTGACTCCAAGACGACTCAACATCTTTGAAATCAACAAATTGTTTTAAATCAAGACGGGCGGAAATAGTTTTATCTAAAATAAGGGCAAGACTTGACAAATAAAAATAATATATTAACGAAACATTGTCTAATTCATAGCCCATTATTTTGTCAAAAATTTCCCTATCTTCCTTTTCCTCTATGTGTACATTTTTTAATAGCTTATAAGCATGTTCTGCCCACTTTAGGTTAGTGTTCTCATGAAATGAAAGACCTATAAGTAAAAATGCAAGGCGACAAGATAATTCAATATCAGACGAAGTAAAATTCGAATTGTTTATACATATTGATTGAAGATGATATGTTTGATTACTCTTTTGTAAGAGCATATTGATATCATCATCATTTAGAATCTGCTGTATGTAGTCCATGCCATTCATTGTACCATTTCTTTGACTTTTTGATAAAACAAATCGACTGTTTCATCAATAGTTTTTTCAGTAAATGAAAAAATGGCAAAATCAACCAAACCAGGCTCAAATTCGTGCGCTAAAGATTGCATCTTTCCAAAATCTTTTGCTTCATTCACGCAACTGGAATCTCGAACAAGACCGCAACCATAGGTAATGTCATATTTATCGACATTACCAGCTTTCATATTGATTACAACGCCTGCAATAACATAAAAATGTTTTGTTGAAGATAATCTACGCAAGTAATCCGTCAAACGTTGTAAAACTATACCTATATCGTCATGATGGTTCTTTTGAGACTTATAAATCGAGTCCTCGTGAACATCTACTACATGTGGAGGATTTTCTTTCTGTGAGGATACTTTAGCCTCTCCAATCAGAATATTAACTTTATCTCCTTCAGTCCTATATCCTATAGCATCAAAACCTCGACCCGGCAAATCCAACCTTTCTCGATATGATATATTTTTTATTGGAATTAAAAATCTCCTATTTTCTTCTATTTTCTCTTCAAAATAATAGGTCGTTAATAATTCTCCCAGATCACTTCTATATATATCTTTAAAAGCTAATGGTCTTTTACCTTCTTCTCGGGCAAAATCTGTTGCGATAGAATTCTGTTTGATTATTTTAAATAGAGCCTCTAAGTTGAAATCGCATCCGATTGATTCTGCTTGTTGTAACAATTCAGCATTAATGCCACTAAAAACCTCTGACCGTTGTTTAATATAACGGTCTGCAAATTTGTCTATGAATCTATCAAAGACTCGTATGTCAATTTTATCAAAGTGGTTCATTTGAGGCATCTATTTAATATGCAAAGATATGAATTTATTTTGTGATGCCCCAATTTCCGAGAAGGTAATCTCTTTTAAATACCAAATTCTTTATTATTAATAGGGAGGCTAAAAAGTCAGAATGACTTTCTGAGAATTGAATATTTGGAAACCAGGTCGAGATTGACCTTACCGAAAATAAGAAAAAGGGGCTTTACTAACACTTTAGTCAGCCCCTTAATAATTTAATGTATATACAACAATTCAAACTCTTTCTTCCGTCGTCGCTCGATGCTCGGCACCACCTTTCCCTTATAGCATCGGAACGAGATATACTCCTCGTAAATATCCCTGTTGCCGGATTCCAACTTTTGGATCAACCTGCTTTTCGGTATCTTCCCGTACCCGACCAACCGGTAATATCCGACATTATAGGCCAGCGTTGCGACCAGGAGGGCATCTTTTCCGAAGCGGCTGCACATCTTATGCAATTTCCTCAAATCGGCTCTCAACAGTGAATCCGCCTGCGCTTCCGTCATATCGGTCGTCAGTTTCTCGTGGGGAAGAATTTTGTGGCCGTACCCTACATAAGGCAGATGGTTTCCGTGCCAGCCTTCCGCTTCCTTGATACAGGCCACCGCCTTGTTGAACAGCCCGGCATCCGGTGGGGAAATCCCAGTCTGGGCAAACAGCCCGGGAACAAAGGAAAAGGCCAAAAGCCAAAGGGCAAACAGTTTGCTTCTCATAAGGCGGTTTTGTTGTAAAGACCGGTTTCCATTGTCAGCGGAGTGAAAAAGGGTTCATCCGGCGAATCGGGCGGGAAGCGAACAGGTGTCGTATCGATCTGCATGGTCGGCAGGTCTTTACTCTTTTCCGTTACTTCGGTCATCTCTTCCTCTTCATTTTCATTGTTGAAGGAGAAAGAGAGCAATACCACCTGCCCTGCATTGTCCTCGAAATAGATGTCGATGGTCTGCCGGTCCGTACATCCGGAGGTGTAATAGAGGCGGAACACCTCACGGTCCAACGGGTAACGGTCATTGGGTAGCAGTTTCATGCCGTTATCCAGAAGCAGCGAGCCTTTTCCGTTCGGCTGGAAATAGCGTATGGTGTAGCGTGCATCCTCGAAACGCCCGGCACGCTTCAACTCGCACCTGATTTCCGCCGTCTCGCCCAACACAAGACGAGTGGGCACAGGCATGGTTTCCACGGTGAAAGGGAACGCCTGCTGCACGTCAATTTTATCGTTGCAGGCTGTGAACAGACAAGCCAACAGGCTTACGAACAGGACGGACACCAGTCCGCTCCATACTCTTTTTTGATTCAATGTATTCATATTCATTCTTGTTTTTAATTGATGATAAATTTGACGCCCAGGCCGAACTGCGTACTGAACAGTCCCACCTTGCTGCCCCAGAGACAGCGCTCTCTAATGGAGGCGAGTAGCACGATACGGTCGGTAATGTAACTCTCCAATTCCAGCGTGACCGCCCCTCCATAGATGAAGGCGTCCTTTGTCGTGAGCAGCGAGCCGTCGGGTAACTGTTTGTCGCCCCAGTTCACCGTTTCATAACCGGCAAGGGCGGAGCCGCCGATGGAAAGGAAGAAGGTCTTGGACGGATCGGAGAGGAATTTCAGGAAATAGCCGCCCTCCAGCGTGAACTGGGCACGGGGAATCTGCATATTTCGGTATCCGTAGCTCTTCTGAAGATATTCCGCACCGACCACCCAACGGTTCGCGTGCTTGGTATAGGTCGACATCGCGATACCCGTGTAGAAATCCACCGGCTTGCCGAAACCGTCCGTGAAACCTCCCCTCAGTTCTATCCCCCGCATACCGGGCAGACAGCGTTGGGCGTTTGCCTGTCCCCCGAAGAGGACAAGCATTGCCGCAACTACGATAAACATGTACTTTTTCATGGTCATTTCACTTTAAGTTCGTTGATGACCTTTGCCCGGACGATATCCTCGTTCTCCACCGTGAACGACTGGTGGCGTCCGCCGTTTTTCTCATGCAGTTCCACAACCAGCATCTTGTCATCGGGAATCGTGAACTTGTCCAGCGTGAAAACGGTACGTTCGTCCTTCTTTCCGGCCACCACGGTGGCATAGTTGTATGCCCTGAGCGGGAAGATGACCTGCTCCTGGATAGCCGTGCGCTTCATGACCTTCTTGTCGACAATCTTGAACGTGATAAAATCGACATCGAAAGGCACGTGTGAGGTGTTGCAGAGCTGCGTGTGGAAATAGAGCAGCCCGTTGTGGGTGTACAGTCCGCGGAGCAGGTACTGGATGCCGAAAGACTTGCTGCCGATATGCTTGATGTTGCGCTTGTTGTCCTTATGAATGGCCTCCATAATCAGACGCACCAGTTTCGGCGACTCGCTGCCCAAATCCTGCAAATAGATGTCAAGGGCATTGTTCGGACGGTTTACCGTGCTTCCGTCATGGATAAAGTCTTTCATCTCAACGCTCAGAAGCAGCGGTTCTTCCGCGTATTTCACGTTGAAGGTGTAGAAACTCCCGCTTTCGGTAATGACCGAGAAATTGGTTTCCTCCCTGAAATTCCTGACTGTGGCCTTGACACGGATAACATTCTCCGCCCCGTCCGCCTTTCCGGCAATCAGGTGCGGGGAACCGAGGTCCACATAGCGCACCGCCGACGGGAAGATAATGTGTGTGGTCTTGTCATAAGTCACTTCCAGACCATACGGCGGAATCAGTCTGTCAAACGTCAGTTTGCGTGTCAGACCGTGGTACAAGTCCCCCTCTGTCTCCATCCGGGGATAGGCCTCCTTAGTCAATTTCACGGAATTGCCGGTTTGGCACTCCGTTTTCCCGTTCACTTTGTCCGTTTCCTGTGCGAAAGCACTCATCGTCATGCCCAGTACAAGGGCAAACATTACAATTACTTTGTTCATACGCTTAAAAATTAAATGGTGAATAATCAGTTGTTTTTCTTTTGGCTCAACATCAGAGTATAGCCTGATTTGAGATGTACCTTTTCCTCCCGCAGTTTTTTGGAGACATATTGCGACACCCCTTGAATCGCCCCCTTGCCGAGTTCCGATAACAGTTGGTCCCCCGCGGACTGGTTGGTGATGGAGATGCTCGTACCGAGGTTCTGTCCCAGATTGGCGGCCACCTCTTTCGCCGCGCTGACCTCCGCGGAATTAGGGATGTAGATGCCTTCCTGCCCATCGGAGTCATAGACCGTCAGTTCGACCGGGATAATCAATCCGCCGTATTCCAGCGAGACGATGCCGATACCGAGCCTGTCACCCTGGATACGCCCCGTACCAGTTACGAGGGTGTTGCGGGGCAGCAGGGTGTTTCCCGCACGCATCGGTTCCAGCAGGCGGAGCCGCACACTCTGACCGTTGAGTACGGTCTGGTCGCCATGCACGCAGATACGGATGGTGTTCTTCTCCGCAGTACCCCCGTTTCCTACCGGAGTGGCGAAACCCCGGTTGCGGGATTCCGATAGTCCGGCGAGAATCCGCTCGTCGCTCATGGGTTGCGAGAGGGAGGAAACGACCGGAACGGACACCTGTCCGATAGGTACGATGTCGGCCTTGCCGTCGGCTTTTCCCGGAGCTTTATCCGATGTTTCCCGGGCAGCACTGTTTTCCCCTGAGGTGTATTGGGCGGCGAGCTGGTAGGATTTCTCCAACAGGGCAACCTGCTCCTCGTAGGATGGCTGGATACTATGCTGCTGCACCATCGAATTGCGTAATTCCTCGACTTCCTTGCGCAAGGCCTCCTTTTCCGGGTCTTCTTTCGGCTCCTCGTAGAAATTGCCCAGAGTCCGGTTGATGTCCCGGTAAGCTGAGGTCGAAGATTGAAAAGAGCCGCTGCCACGGTAGACCGTTCTGCCTGAAGACGCTGTTTCCGCTTTCGTCCCGCCTGCATCAAGAGAGAGAATTTCATCCTGCCCGGACAGCCGTACCGTGCTGTCCGGTTTTTCCGTACCGAAAGATAGTTCTTCGAGTGTGCGCATCTTCTCCTCCTGCTTGCGCCGCATCATATCCTGCTCGTAGGCCGTCTTCTTGTCCCCGACAATCCCGGCATTGCGGGGATCGGGCAGTTCGGTGTTGAACCCGACCGATTGCTCCTGCTCCTTCCTCCCTTTTTCGGAGGGCGCGAAAATCAGCCATAGGGAACCTACGAATACGGCGAACATCAGCGCGAAGACCAGGTACTTCTTCAAGTCCTGCTTCCGTTTGAGTTTATTTGCTTCCTGTGTCATCGCTAATCGAAATTAAATTGGTTAAAGAACTCTTCCATTTCCCGCTGTGTCCGCCGGGAGAGCGTGTCCGTACCGTGAGGCACGATGTCCGGCACACTGAGCGGTGTAATCTCAATCACCTTTTCCCGCCTTGCGTCTTCCCGGCCGATGTTATAGACCGCCCGGAAGAGCATATAGAAATTGACTCCGGCGAACACCACGACCATCCCGACGATGGCAGCCACCCGTTTTCCGGGTGTCAGACGGCCGCACATCCCGCGCAGTCCGTCATCCAGATAATCTCTGGCCTTGATAAATAATTTTCTCATGTTGTATTGAATTTTATCTGTCCGTCACACGCAGGTCCCGGTTTTCGATGACCTGAAAGGCTTCGAGGATGAAACCGTGCGGATTGTTGTCGCTCCGGTTTGAATTGAGCAGGCGGCCTTTTGTCACAAGGCTGCGTTCCGTAATGCTTTTCTCGCGGATAATCAGCTGCCGTGCGTATGTCATGACCTCATAGGGGTACACGTTGAAGTTGCACGCCATGCTGTCAATCTCCACACGCTGGTTGATACCGGCTGAAATGATACGGTTGTAGTATCCCTGCTCCGCCAAATCCCGGTAACGGGTATAGGCGGAACGGTCGGCCAGGAACAACGCCCGCCGTATGTTCTCCTCAATGGCACTCTTGTCCGGCGACAACGAGAAGAAAAGCTCATGGAAACGCCGGGTATGCTCCCGTGCCTCCACCGGCCTGTTCTGCGACAAATCCTGGGAGAGAGCCAGCATCAGCGATTTACCCTGGTCGAGTACATAAATCTTTTCGCGCTGCAACTCCGCAAAGCCGTATGCCTTCCACACGGAATAGCACATGACGGCGCAGCACATGCAGACGAACACGATTCCGAACAGGCGTATTTGCCTGAAGCTGCTCTCGATGTTGTTTAATGATTTGAACTCCATAATGAAAATTTTGATAGGTTATCTTTTAATCAGCCTACCACCGATGTTGCCGATGACCGCACCAGCCGTTCCTGCCGCCACGGAGCCGGTACGTGCCGCTGCTTGGCTGACATTCCTGCCGTAGTTTCCTGCGCCTCCTCCGGCCTGCACGATCCAGTTCGCAACGGTGGGTATCGTGAAATACCCGATGATGCCGATGATTAGAAATGTGATATACACCGCATTGGAGCCGTCCGGAATGAACGTGGGGTCGGACAATTGTTCGATGTCCTGCCGGAGCATCAGCACCTGTATACGTGCCAGCACACTGCTGAAAAGGTCGCTGACCGGAAGCCACAGGTAGATGCTGATATAGCGGACGAACCACTGGGTGAGCGAGGCATGGAAGCCGTCCCAGACGGAAATGGCGAAGGAGATAGGTCCCAGTATCGAGAGGACGATCAGGAAGAACGTGCGGATGGTGTCTATCACGAGGGCCGCCGCCTGGAACATCAGCTCCAGCAACTCCCGGAAAAACGCCTGCACCGACCTTTTCATGTTATACATCGCCCGGTCTATATACATGCCGCACACTTCGATGGCGTCCAGCACGCCGAGTTCCTCCAGCCGTTTGTCGAACTCCTCCTTGTCCACCAGATAGGCCATCTCGGGATTGCGCTTCATCGCCTCGTATTCGAGCCGGTCCTTCTGCTCACGGTACTCGTTCATGTCGAATGTCTGGGTTTGCAGGATGTTGTTCGTCCCCTTGACCACAGGCGACAGCACGTTGTTGATGGTGCCCAGCACGACACTGGGAAAAAACATGATGCAGAACCCCAGCACGAACGGCCGGAGCAAGGGATACACGTCGACGGGTTCAGCCCTCGAAAGGGACTGCCATACCCGGTACGCGACATAAAACAGCGCACCCAGCCCGGCGATGCCTTTCGCCACTCCCGTCATCTGGGAGCAGAGCGGCATCATATCCTGATACAGATTCCGCAGAATCTGGTGCAGGTTCTCAAAATCTATTGCCAATAACATCATAACTCTTATGATTTTGAATGGTTACCAATAGCGTTCTGCCGGACTGCCGTACAGGGCAAGGATACGGTCCTGGTCGCTCTTCTTTTTCGCACGCAGGTAGGATACGCCGATATTCTTGTTCGTGTAATACTGCACAAGTCCCCGGTAGCTGTAAACCCGGTTGTAGCAGAGGTCGATGACCTCCATGCGCTCCTTGTCACTCATGGACAGGCCGTTTTCGTTGACGATGGTCCTCAGGTCGTTCAGGACATTGGCGGACTCTTCCAGCAGAATCGTATAGCCCGCCGCTATCGCACTGAGCTCCTCCGCGCTGAAATAGGGATCGGAGAGCATACGCTCGAAATTGGTCACGTAGATATCCGTGATGTCCCCGACCATCAGGATGGTCTGCTGTACTTTCCGGGCATCCTTGACCAGATTCTTCACTTTCTTCAGACCGTCATAGAACTCTTTTCCCTGCTGGTAAATCTTGACGGTTTCCTGAAAATTCTTCACCATGTTCGTGGCCGTCGTGGAGGTCTGCACGATGTTTTTGGTGGCGTTGATGATGCCCTGGGCAAGGTTCGTGGGGTCGGTGACGACCCACTGTGCCCGGGAGGTATGCGTGATGAACAAAGCACCCACGCACAACATAAAAATCTTTAATCTCATACTGTTGAATTTTTAATGATTGATACTCTTTGTCTGCCGGTTCAAAAAGCGGGTTTCATCCCGCCTGACGATTGCTGTTTCGGTGGCAGCCGGGGCAGATGCGGGGCATGTTTCCGGTCCACTTCCCATGCCTCGGTCTGTCTTTTCTTGGCGGAGAACAAGTTGTCCGCGTAAGGACTCCGGCCGCATAGCCGGACAATCCTGTCGTCCAGCGACCGATAGGCTTCCTCTATCTGCTTTTCCAGCTCCGGCACAGGGCTGTCCGCACGGATGCCGTGTTTTTCCAGGAAGCCGCCGTAACAGTCCTCAATCCGGCGCGGGTCCCATACAAGTCCGGCAAGTCTACTCAGTTCATCGTCCAACTCTTTGAGGTACTCATCCGGCACACGCGCTCCTTCGATGCTGTCCAGAGCCTTTTCAGACTTGCGTTCAAGGGTGGTTTCCATCTTTCCGATGGCTTCCATCAATTTCTTTTCCCGGTCTTTATCTCCCGTTTCAATCGCTTTCAGACACTCCTCGTTCAGTTTGGAGTACCTGTTGAAATCCTCCGCGAGTCCGTACCGATACATGACATAATCCGACGGGAAAGTCCGGACAAGAATGAACTGACAGAGTTGCCAGTCTGCCTTTCCCTCGTACCGCCGGTCGAGAATCCGGCGGGCGGCATCCACCTCTTCCGGTTCCGGACGGGGTATGCCGCATCCCGGATGACGTTCCACATAGGCATCGAGCATAAAGACGTGCATGGCAAGCATACCGTGTATGCCGTCGGCTTCCTCAACCGGAAGCGAGGCAAGAGTGCCTTGCTGCTGCACGAACCAAGTGGATTTCAGGCTTTCCATCGCAGCCAGGATATCCTTGTCTGCCGCATCTTCCGGAGTAAGTATGAAATTCTTCCTCGCTATCCCCATTGCTATTTCTTCGGGGATATCGTAAGACCCGGCATAGGTATCCAGCAGGCCCTTCAGTCCTTTTATGTCCCTGTTTTCCAGCATTTCCATTGTATCTTTCCGAATGGCTTTCAACTGCTCGTAACCGATTCCGTTACGTGCCCGCCATTGCCATTCATGCGCCCAGTCCCTTAATCCCATATCCGTATTGCTTTAGTTGGTCAATGATGATTTTCCCTCCCGTTTGCTTGCCGCAAGCTGCCTGATGGCAAGCTCGATATTGCCCCCGAGTTTCTCGGTCAGGCGCATGAGTTCCAGCTTTTCCGTTTCTTCGGTGGTGTAGCAGTAATACTCGTCGAGCGATACTTCTGTGGCGTACACGGCAGACTGGGAGCTGCCAAGCCCTATCCAGACCTCTTTGTACCTGCGGGAAGGGTTGTTGGCCATATTGATGGAGAGGATTTGCGCACGTTCCTTGTCGGTCAGCCCCAGCAGGGACTGTATCGAATCGAACTTGTTGGCATATTTCCGCTGGTCCAGCAGAATCTTGCAGTCGCTGTTGTTAATGATCGTACCTTTCACGATGTCCGAGGAGATGATGTCCTCGACCTCCTGCGTGACGACCACGGCTTCGCCGAAAAACTTTCTGACCGTCTTAAAGAGGTATTTCAGATATTCCGCCATGCCCTCCTTGCTGATGGCCTTCCAAGCCTCTTCCAAAAGGATCATCTTACGGATACCTTTCAACCTGCGCATCTTGTTGATAAAGGTTTCCATGATGATGATGGTTACAATGGGGAATAAAACCTTGTTGTCCTTGATATTATCCAGTTCGAAGACGATGAACCGCTTGCCCAGCAAATCCAGTTGTTTGTCTGAGTTCAGCAGAAAATCATACTCCCCGCCGCGATAATAAGGTTCGAGGACATTCAGGAAATTGAAGACATCAAAATCCTTCTCCCTTGTCCGTTTCTCCTTCAGTATCTCCTGATACTCGTCCCGGATAAACTCATAGAAGGTATTGAACGAGGGAACCAGCCTGCCGTCCGTGCGTATCTTCTCCAGAAAGAGATTCACCGCGTTGGAGAGGGCGACTTCCTCGGCCCGTGTCGGCGGTTCGTCATCCCGTTTCCAAAGGGTGAGGATAAGCGTCTTGATGCTCTCCTTTTTCTCTATGTCGAAAACGCCGTCTTCCACATAGAAGGGATTGAAGGCAATCGGGTCGTTCTCCTCGTAGGTGAAGTAGATACCGTCCTCGCCACCGGTCTTGTTGTGAATCAGGTTGCAAAGCCCCTGGTAGGAGTTTCCGGTGTCTATCAGCAGGACGTGTGTTCCCTGCTCGTAGTATTGCCTAACCATGTGGTTGGTAAAGAACGACTTGCCGGAGCCGCTCGGCCCTAAAATAAATTTGTTGCGGTTGGTAATCACGCCTTTGCGCATCGGCAAATCCGAAATGTCGAGATGGACGGGTTTGCCAGTCAGACGATCCACCATGCGGATACCGAACGGGGAAAGCGAATCCCTGGAACAGCTCTCGCCGATGAAGAAACAGAGAGCCTGTTCGATGAAAGTGTAATAACTCTCCTCGAAAGGGAAATCCCCCGCGTTTCCGGGGATGGCCGCCCAGAACAAGGTCGGGGTATCGACGGTGTTATGGCGGGGCTTGCACTCCATCAGCGCAAGCTGGCTTCCCACATCGTTCTTGATCTGTTTGAGCCTGTTGCGGTCGTCACTCCATGCCAGCACGTTGCAATGCGCACGGATGGAGGTAAGTCCGAGGCTGTGCGCCTCATTGAGATATTCCTCAATGTCGAGTAGGTCAGCCCCCTTACGGGAGCTTTCCCCTCTAAGAACCGTACGTGAGAGTTTCCCCTCATACGGCTCAAGCAATTC